TCGAACAATTATGAGCGCGGCACCTGACTTAGGCAACCTGAGCGAGTTCATCGATCACAACTATAAGAACGTAGCTTCGTATCTCATGGCTTGTGGTTTCGATTATTATGAATCGAACTATAAATATCGGAAGTTCTACAACGATTATGAGAATAACCGATGCATCGTTATTGACCTCTACGATGATGCTGAACGCCTTAATAAGGTCGAGCTGGTACGAATGATTGATAAAGTGTATTCGCGATGACACACGGCAGCTTATTCAGCGGTATCGGCGGCTTTGACTTAGCCGCTGAGTGGATGGGTTGGGAGAACATATTCCACTGCGAGTGGAATTCATTCGGGCAAAAAGTATTAAAATATCACTTTCCAAATTCAATAAGTTATGAAGACATTACCAAAACAGATTTCACTATTCACCGAGGACGAATTGACATCCTTACAGGTGGATTCCCCTGCCAGCCATACTCAATGGCCGGAAAGCGACTTGGAAAAGAAGATGAGCGCCATCTCTGGCCGGAAATGCTTAGAGCGATTCGAGAAATTCAGCCGCGTTGGGTTGTGGGCGAAAACGTTCTCGGCCTTGTTAATTGGTCAGGAGGGTTGGTATTCCACGAGGTGCAGGCTGATTTGGAAGCTGAAGGGTACGAAGTTCAACCGTATGTACTTCCAGCTTGTGCCGTCAACGCACCGCACCGAAGAGACAGAGTTTGGTTTGTTGCTAAAAACACCAAGCGCGATGGATTCGTATTCGGAGAACCTAAAAAAGAAGGAGCAGAAATTCGGCAATTCGGGAACACTTGCACAGGAAGTTCAGTCGGAATTCATTTATCAGAGAGGCTTACTCACAACCCCAACGGCAATCCAAAGGGAACACCCCGACAGAGTACAAGCACTACAGGAAACAGGAGCAACATCAATGTTCAGCAGAGCGAATGGGGAAGCGAGACCGAACTCAATAATAGACCATCTTCAATTCCACGGAATGCTACCCACCCCAACGGCAATGGACTCAACCAACGCAACGGCAACTATGAAGAGCAGTCAGGTGAAGGAGGGCTCGATGCACTCAATGACATTAACGAGGTTACTATGCACACCAACGGCACAAGCGAGCAGGGGAAACACATCAGACAAAAGAGGGAAGGGAAATTTAACGGACCAGATAGCGGAGATGGATTTAACAACTTCCAAAACTTCCCAACTCAATCCCCAATTTGTACTAGAGATGATGGGCTTTCCACCCGACTGGACGGAATTACCTTTTCTAAATGGCGAAACGAATCAATCAAAGCCGGAGGCAATGCCATAGTGCCTCAAGTGGTTTACCAAATTTTCAAAGCTATTGAGCAGTATGAGAAAGGCTAAAGAATCAGATATATACTTTGCAATCGCGAAGTTTATGAAGCTAAAGCATCCAAGAGTGTTATGGCGCTTCGACTTCAGCGCTGGCGTGAAGATGAGCATCGGGCAAGCTAAATCGCACAAGGGCCTCAACCCCCATCGAGGATACCCTGACCTCTTCATCTGCCAGCCATCGAACGGTTACGCCGGGCTATACATCGAAATAAAAAAGGAGGGCGAACGAACGCAGCGCAAGGATGGCACGCTCTACGCCGATCAGCATCTGGAAGAGCAACACGCAATGCTGAACCACCTTAACATGGTAGGTTATAAGGCTGTGTTCGGTATTGGGTTAATGGAGTGTATTGAAATAATTGAAGAGTATTTGAGATAAATTGTGTATATTTGAGCATTCAGAGGTCAGAGCCTGAATGAGTGTAAAACATTTGAAGCCCTTTGGGGGCTGCGAGGCGAAGTGTAACAACCGAGCCGCTCTGACCGCAGCCATCAAAGGGCATTTTTTTTACAATGGATAAGCGAGATACCTGCATATTTTACCGATCAATGTATGAGGCAATGCAAGAGCTACCTGAAGCCGCAAGGCTTGAGTTATACGATGCAATTTTTCTTTATTCGCTTGACTTTAAGTTACCCGAGTTAAGCGGTTTGGCAAAGGCATTATTTATTGCTTTTGAGCCTGTGTTAACAAAGGGCAATACTAACTACATAAACGGAAGCAAACCGAAATCGAAGCGAATAGGAAGCGAATCGGAAGCGAAACCGAAGCGAATTGAAAGCGAAACGGAAGCCTATAAGGATAAGGATAAGGATAAAGATAAGGATAAGGATAAAAATAAAGATAGCTTTAAGAGATGGAGCGAGCAAGATTTGATTGAATCAATGACGCCTTATAAGGATAGATACCCTAAGGAACTCCTAAACGCTTTTTTTAACTATTGGACTGAGCCGCTTGCGAATGGTAGGATACGCTTAACCTCTCAGGATGCTTGGGATACTGGGCGCAGGTTGGTTACCTGGAATAAACGCGATAAGGATAAACAACCAGCAAACACAGCACCAACAAAGACACGCGCCTCGATGGGCGTTAAAATGCAATAAAAAATATATTTGACAACATGAAATCAATACCAAAGCACTACGTGCCTAAAATCGAACAGGCCCTAATGTTCCTATGCCTTAACGGCGATGAGAACTATAAGGAAATCGCGCCGCAGCTTATCGATGAACATTTCTCAGACGATACAGCACTCAAAGCATTTAAGGTCATAAACGCGATTATGAAGGACGGCAAGCAGCCGACATTCGTTACCTTCGGAAAATACGCATTAACGGAAAAAATACTTACGGCTAATGAGATTGCCAGCGTTACCCAGTGGGGCAATGAGCTGAGTTACTCCGAGCCGATCAATGAATACATCAGCATTCTCAAAGATGAACACATCAAACGCAATATAAACCACATCCTAACCGAAGAGGCACTCGGATTAGGTAAGCTGAAGAGCGGCGGTGAAACAGCCGTAAACATCATTAAGCGCCTCAATACCCTGATCGAGAATGGCAGCCCTACCGATAACATAATCACTACCCTTCAGCTCACCCACGAAGAGCGGCAAGCATACTACCGCCGCGCAGCGTTACACCAAAGCGGTAAGACAAGCGGGCTCAATACCGGCATCGCAGCACTTAATCGATTCACTGGAGGCTTTCATCCCGAGCTTATAATCTTAGCAGGCAGGCCATCGATGGGTAAGACTGCCCTCGCATTGTACCACGCCTGCCAGTTCAATGAGCCGGGCATCTACTTCAACCTCGAGATGAATCAAAGCCAGCTCTGCCAGCGGCTCATACTTCAGCACGCGAACGATTCGATTAACAGCGCACGCCTACGCGATGGCAATCTATCGCAGCCCGAGCTACACGCATTTGAAACCACGATCGGATTAGTTGAGAAGCTACCCATCACAATCTACGATAAGCCGCGATGTGGTGTGCATGAGGCAATACGCATAATGCGGCGCGAGGCACGTAAGAGTAATTGCAAGTGGGCAATAATTGACTATCTTCAGCTAATGACCATAGAGGGCTTCAGAGGCGGTAATCGAGAGGCTGAGGTTGCAGAGATAAGCCGAACATTGAAAGCCGCGCAGAAAGAGCTAAACATACCGATTATTGCACTTGCTCAGTTAAGCAGGCAAGTCGAGCAACGTGCCGATAAGCGACCGATACTCTCAGACCTGCGCGAATCGGGCAGTATCGAACAGGATGCCGACACGGTTATGTTCGTATATCGACCTGAATACTACGGATTAAACGATGAAGCAGGCAACCCTTATAGCTCCGATGTCTTTTACCTATTCGAGAAGCACCGGCAAGGTTCAACCGGTGAGGTACGCTTTAAGCACAACAGCACCCTCACGAGCTTTCACGATAATGGCTCGAGTGGTGGGAGCACCTTCCTTCCGGTTAAGCATGACATGCCTGAGCTCGAGACGAAAGCAATGCAGCCTAATGAAAGTTTTGATGTAAGCCCCTTCTAATGACAATCGAAGAGCAACTAATCGAGCGCATGAATAACTACGAACCGAGTGAGGCAACGATAAAAAATGGATGCGTAACATACCACAGCACCACGCGAACGCATCGAAGCTACGCGGCGCACTTGAAACACGCACCTAATGGCTCATTCGTTCGTAAGGCATACCTCAAACGCTGCTATGGGTGGCTGATGCTTTTGAAAAAAAATGGCATCGAAATGCATCACACAATCAAATAAATACTTATCTTTGCAAATCAATGGAAAGTGAAAACATAAAGACAGGGCGAGGGGGTTACCGCGAGGGCGCTGGAGCGAAGCCGCTATATGGAGAGCCAACGGTTAATATTACCTTCCGAGTTCCTGAATCGCATAAGTCAACGATTCGCCGTATGGTGTACGATTACATGGATGGGTTAAAGACAAATCCCAAGAACGAACATAAGCGCAATATTCCTGAATATGGATGCTAAGCTCTTAACCATACCATGTGCGATTGAATCGGTAGCAACGCGCCGCGATAAAACCATTAAGGTTACAATCGGAACGCAGGAGCTAACGCCAGAGCAAACGAGCGCACTCTTCAACCAGTGGATGGGTGGCGTGGGTGTAATGGCATTCAAAGGCGAGCAGTTCAATTATAACGATGAACAGCTACTCAACAACCTTAAGCTCGATGCCGCCGAGCTTGGAAGCAAGACACCGAGCCAGCGGTTACGATCAACGCTCTACGTGCTATTCGAACACGCACCCGAAGGGCATAAGGACTTTAACAGCTTCTACGCGGCAATGATGGAGAAATTCATTGATATGGTTAAGAAACGCATTGATACATACAACCTATGAAGCAGACAGCAGTTGAGTGGTTGGTTGAAGAGTTGGA